TCAACTCCAGCAACAAGCGTTTAATACGACTCAGGCTAATCTTTCCCCGTACATGGCAATTGGTACGTCAGTATTGCCTCAGTTACTCAGTTCTTTGGGTTATCAGGGACAATACGGTGCAAACGGACAGTTGACAGGTGTATCAGGTCAGGGTTTTCAGTTTAACCCGTCCAATTTAGCCCAAACTCCAGGGTATCAATTTACCCTCCAACAAGGGTTAAATGCGGTCAATAACGCAGCGTCAGCTACTGGTCAAAACGCTTCAGGCGCACAGGCTAAGGGATTGGCTAACTATGCAACTGGACTTGCTCAAAGTACTTATAACCAACAGTATCAAAACGCACTGCAAACTTACCAGACCAATGCAAGTCAGTTATCTAATTTGCTGAATTTGGGTCAAAACGCAGCTGCTGGTGTTGGTCAGGCAGGAATGAACACTGCAACTGCAATGGGTAGCAATTTAACTTCAGGCGCAAGCGCAACGGCAGCGGGTCAGATCGCTCAAGGTAATGTTACTTCAAATGCTCTTAGCTCATTGTTAGGGCTTGGCACAGGTGCAGCAGGCATTTATTCATTAGCATCTGGTGGACAGGCTGGACAATTGGCAGCTGCATTGCAACAACTTCAAGGCGGTGGCGCAGCAGCTGGTGGTTCATCTGCTTTAGCTGCTTTAGCTCCAGGATAAGGACACAATCATGCCATTAGACGTTTCAATCATACCTACAAAGCAAACTTTGCCTAATTTTGCAGGCATTGCAGATACTGCTAACGCTTTGCTTAACTTACAAAAATCCAGACAAGCACTTGAGACTGGCGGTTTGCAACTTCAGCAATTAGCTCAACAAATGGAACTGAACAAAGTTTCATCTAAAGCGATTCAAGAAAACACAGACGAAAACGGCAATGTTGACATCAATTCAGTAATTAAAACATTGTCTAAATCTCCTGAAGCTGCAAATAATCTTGCTCCTACAATTACATCTCTTTTGGGCTTAAAAGGCACTCAACAAGAGAATTTAGGCAAACAATTGGGTCTTTTAACGTCAAAGAACACAATTGCTGGTCAGAGATTAGGTGCAATGGCATCTAGGATTGAAAAAGGCGAGGAAATCACTCCTGCTGAACACGCAAATGAAATGGCCAACTTAGTTGCTGAGGGTGTATTCACTCCAGATGAGGCTTTGCTTCATATGAGAATGGCCCCAAAAGCGACAGGAGATAAAGAAAAAGACAAAGAGAATTTCCATAATTTTATCAAGTCAGAGCATTTTGCAACTCAGTCAAACGCTAATCAATTGAATACATTGATTGGTCAATTACAACCTGGCGCAGCTGGACAACCTGGATCAGTTTATAACCAACTTACTCAGACAGTTACACCAATTCAGTACGCTAATCCAACTCAACCTAATGTATCTGGCCAAGCTCCTGCACCAGTTGGTGCTCCTGCGGTTCAAGGGACTACGCAAGCTCCTGCACAACCACAAGTTGACCCTATTGCATCTCAACTGATGTTCCCAGTACGTCAACCAGGAACAAATTACGCACTATTACCCAATGAAAAAGAAAACATGGAATCGGGTAATGCGTACATTACATCAATGAATGACAGAAAATCTAAATTACCAACAGATAAAAGGAATATTGAAGAATTATTGTCTCAAGTACAAAAAGTTAAAGAAGGCACTTGGAAAGTACCTGGTACTAATGTTGTTAGTGATGTTTTGAATAAAGGTATTCGATCAGTTAGCAATTGGGCACAAGACCCTCAATATCAACAATTATCAAAAGATATTGCACAAATGCAATTGTCTAATTTAAAAGCATCTGGTGGATCAATGAGTTCAGATAAAGGAAAAGAATTAGAAGCATATGCAAATGGAACTTCATTTTATGATCCTGAAGTTTTATTTAACATTGCTCAAAGAACAAAAGCAGATTTAAAAAATATGGAGTTGCAAACAAATGCAGCAAATAAATTTGCTAAGAGATACGGCACAAATAATATGAATACGTTTAAAAACATTTGGGGAGATGTTGCAGATTCCAAAGTTTTTCAAGCAATGAATATTTATGAAAGTGTAAAAGACAAATCTGAAGCTAAAAAACAAATTGATGAATTGTTAGGAAATGATCCTAATGAACGCAAGAAGTTTCATAATTCTTATCAAGCAATTCAAAAATTGGTTAATACTGGAGGTCTCTAAATGGATGATCTTGCTAGTTTAATTCTTGGTGAAGAGCCAAAAACAACCACTAAAAAATCAAGTGGTGTAAATGATTACAACTTGGGTAATATTAGGCCTGCAGGGTCTAGCACTGGATTTGTTCAATCAAAATCTCTTGAACAGGGTATCAAAGACATTGATGAAAATTTAAAAGCGTATGGTGAAAAGCATGGGATTAACACTTTAAGAGGTGTTATTTCAAGATGGTCTCCTCCGTCCGAAAATGATACAGAATCTTTAATTAAAGCTGCATCTCAAAAAACAGGATTAAAACCAGACGAAAAGATAGATTTATCAAATCCAGTTATTAGACACATCATAAGTGGCCCAATTATTTTGCAAGAAAAAGGAATTGCAAATTTAAAAAATATGTCTAATCCACAAACAACTGGAACAAAATCATCTGCTCCTGCAATGGCTGACGATCTTGGTAGTTTGATTTTAGGCACAACTCAAGAACCCGAAGCAAAGCCAGTTCAAGTTACACAAACTGCGACAAAACCAATGAACGCAGGTGAAAAGATGTACCAAGAAAGGTTGGAATCTTTAAAGAAATTAGGAATTGGATTATCTTCACTTGCCGATGTAACAGTTGGTGGTGTTATCCCACAAGTGGCTGGTGCAGTCGCATATCCTTTGGCTAGGGTTTTAAGGTCTCCTGAAGAAGCTCAAGCCATCACAAATAAAGTCACATCAACCCTTGAAAACCCATTTGGCAAAACATTTGGAGTGACAGAATCACCAGTTTACAAAGGTGAAGCATCAAGACGATTAATGGATTTGATTGGTGAAAATCTTGGATTGGGCGCTAAAGCAATATCTGAAAAAACAGGTATTCCAACAAGTGACGTACAAAGTTACATTAACTCATTGATGTTGGCAAGTGGAAAGCCAGTTAGTGAGGCAACTGGCAAAGTAACTTCTACTGTAATCGGTCAAGGTCAAAAATTAGCTCAAGAATTTAAAGAAGCAGCTCAACCTACATTAAAAACTGAAATAGTCAATCCAGTTGAGGAAGTGGCTGCTGGTTCAGCAGGCGCAGCTAAATCAACGACTAACCCATTTTCCAAATTTACTGGTCAAGAAACTGGTAAAGGTGGTGAGTTTCCAATGGTCAAGCTCTCTAACATTTCAAAAGATGTTCCAACTAAAGAGCAGCAGACTAGGGCGCAAATCGCTACTGAAATTCTTGGAAACAAGGATGCGGTTAGGACAGGTGTTATTACAGGTAATGAAGATACGCTCAGGAATGAACACACTGAGGCTAAATCTTCTAATCAAACACCAAAAGCTCAACTTCTTAGAGATCAAATTGCTAATGAGCAAAATGCTTTGTCTAATTATGCCCAAGACATCATTGATAAAACAGGCGCAAGCAAAACATTGACATCTGATTATGAAAGAGGTCAAGCGATTAATGATGCGTTTGCTGGTGAAAACGGTTTAACTGGATTTATCAAAAAAGCAAAACAAAATTTATATGATGAAGCAAAAGCAAAAGTTGGCGACAATCCAATAACCACAAGTCATGTGGATAACTTGTTTAATAACGAACAATTTAAGGCTGGTGCTGGATTAAAAGGAAACGAAGGTGTTTTATCAAGCGCACAAAAACTGATTGATTTGGCCAGAAATGTGGGTTTTGAAGATGAACATGGGAATACTTATGCTCCTAATACGATTGGCGCATGGGATGCAGTACGCAAGTCTTTAAATGCTGAGTGGACTCAATCAAATGCTTCAATGATTCGCAAAATCAACCAAGCAATTGACAAAGACATTGCTAGTGCTGGTGGCCAAGAATTGTACAAAAAAGCTGACCAACTTCACCAGGCTGAAAAGACGTTATTTGCATCTAAGGGTATTAAATCAATATTTGGTGAAATTGATCCAAATGGAGTCCAAACAGGTACACCATTTGAGCAAATTCCGTCCAAATTAAACAAAATACCTAAAGACGAATGGGTGCACATTTACGATACTGCTGAAAAAATATCTAAAGGTGTCTTGAATGGCCCAATAGATAAAGAAACAGGTATGCCCAAATGGTCAATTGAAATACCTGAAGAAGTTAGGCAAAATGCTGAAAGAGCAAAAGCTGAGATCAAAGGTGCGATTGCCAGGGAAGTTTATGAAAACGGTTCAAAAAATGTAGGTGTTTGGAATCAAAAAAATGTCAATTCAATTTTGAACGCAAGATCAGAAAAGATTAAACACGCATTTGATCCAGAGGAAATTAGAAGATTACACATTTTGAATGTTGGCGGTCAGATCATGCCTGGTGTGCATGGATATGAAGGCGCAGGACTTCAGGCTGAAAGAATTGGGATGTTGGCTGAAAACGCACCTAAACTTGGTGCAGCAGCTGGAGCAACGGTTGGCAGTGCATTTGGCCCATTAGGAACGGCAATTGGTACTTATGGCGGTCAAAAAGCAGGTGCAGCATTTTCAGAGAGTCAAATTCAAAAAGCACTTAATAAATCGGCTGAACAATTAAAAGCACAAATGAAAAAGAACGCACAAAAAGCCAGTATTTTAAATTTGAGAGAAAACAAAAAGGATTGATATGTTACAAGGTATTCTCCCCAATGGCAGACAACAATTCGTCAACTCTAATGGGCAACCATTGGCAGGAGGATTTGTTTATTACTATATCCCATCAACAACCACATTCAAAAATACATACCAAGACGATGGTGGAGTAAATTTAAATACTAATCCAATTGTTTTAGATGCAAATGGACAATGTATTGCATATGGTCAAGGTTCTTATCGTCAACAAGTTAAAGATGTAAACGGTAATTTGATTTGGGATGTGCAAGTTGATGCTCCAGCTACTCAATCAGATTTATCAGCATTTGAAACTTCTTTAGCATCTTCAACTGGTTCATCTTTAATTGGTTACAACGAAGGTGGTTCAGGAGCAACAAATAGAACAGTTCAATCAAAATTACAAGATCAAGTTAGTGTTTTAGATTTTGGAGTTGTTGGTAATGGCACAACTGATGATACTTCTGCTTTAAATACTGCATTGGCAAGTGGTAAATCTTTGTATTTTCCATCAGGTTTGAATATTAAATTAACTTCAGGAGTAACTTTTAATTTAGGAATTCAATCTTTTTACGGTAATAACACTATATTAGATTTTTCTTCATTATCAGGTACATCAACTGCAATTACATTAAGCACAACTAATTCTTTATCACCATCAGATTTATCTAGTCCTTCAGCAGTATCACAAATTTTTGAAGGGTTTATTATTCTCGGGCCTGGTAAGGCTGGAAGTGGTGCTGGTTATTCAAGTACAGTAACTGGAATAAATGCAAGCGTTGCAAGTGTATGCGTTTCTCAATGCACAATTTATGGTTTTGGTTATGGTGTTTATATTTATTCAAATGGTTATGTTCAATCATTTATAAATTGCAATATTGGACAATGTGCTTATGGAATTTATGTTCCATCTGGAGGCTCTAATTACGGTGAAAGAATGTCATTTATTGCTTGTGACATTTATGACAACCAAGTTGGAATTTCAAATAATGGTGCAAATTCAAGCACTTTAATGTTTACAAATTGTTCAGTTGATTACAACGCAAAACAATTAATTGGAACAAATAGTGCCGTAACAGAGTTTCATAATTGTTGGTTGGAAAATAATGATGCTGGAACTGGTAATGTAAGTATCTCATTATCTGGTTCTCAATTGACTGTTATTGGTGGTCATATTGTTTCAAATGGCGCAACTGGATCATTAGCTCAAGCTGCATATATTACAACTGATAGCACTTCAATTGCTACTTTTAACGATGTATATGTTTTTAATGAACAAAACACTGCAAATATTTTTGATAATGGTTCAGGTAATAGTTTTTTTACTAGAACAAAAAGCGCACCAGTTTCATATTTGCCAAGTACGATTTGTGGAGTAAGTGGAGGCGCAAATAAATTAGCAGATGGAGGTTTTGAAAAATCAACAATTGTTGATAATTGGACTGTAACAACATCTGGAACTTTATCAATAAGTTCAGCGCAATATCACAGTGGAGCGCAGTCATTAGAATTTTCAAAATCTAGTGCTGGAACTGCTGGAGGGTTTATTGTTGTTGTTCCATGTAATCCTCAAGATAGAGTCGCATATCAAGGATGGTGGGAAACAACAACGGGTAATGGTGGAATTTTTGCAGTATCTGGTTTTGGTAATTATGTTGGATGTACTTCATCTAACACGCCGATTCTTATAAATAGCGTTGCAACTGATACATTAGAAATTGCTACTACAGCATCGACTACATGGACAAAAATGTCTACGGGTATGGATCGAATTTGTCCAACTTGGGCAAATTGTTTTTTTGTATCTTTTAATGCTTTTTCATTTAGTGGAAATGTATTTTTAGACGATTTTATTATTAGCAAATTTTAAAATTTATCATGTCAAATCTTGATCCAAATATTACAAAAGACGCAGTAAAAGAAGCATTAAAAGAATGGCTAAATGATCAGTTTGCTGCTTTTGGCAAATGGACTTTTACTGGTCTAATGTCAGCTGCGTTTGTAGGTTTAGTTTATCTTTGGTTGGCTGGGCATGGTTTTTCAATGAGTAAATAAATTATTGTCCATGATAGGCATTAACCAAACTTCAGATCAATTAACCGATTCATCTTTGGTGACGGACGATTCATCATGGGTGAATGCAAAATGGCGTCCAATGATGGGATGGATGTACATGGCGGTTTGTATTTGCGACTTTATTATTTTTCCGATGTTTTGGTCATTGATTCAGGTTTATGGCAAAGGAAAGGTCGATGATCAATGGAGTCCACTTACCCTGCAAGGTGCTGGGTTCTTTCACCTGGCGATGGGTGCGGTTCTTGGGATAACTTCATTTGGTCGGTCACAAGAGAAAATGACTGCAATGACAACCACTCCAACAAAATGATCTACATTAAATTGGTTTTTGTTTTAATCGTGTCCATTGTTTCAGCAGCTGGAGGATGGTACTTTGAGCATTTAGAGTACAAGTCTTTACAAGCAGAATACTCAGCTTTCCAGGATAAAGTCAGCAATGAGGGCAAATTTCAAGAGGTTAAAAATGAGCAAATTAAGACTGAACAACAACAGATCACCAAGACTGTATCGAGCAATTATGAGTCTAGGATTGCTCAGTTGCATCAATATTATGGTGGGTTGCTCGTCAGTCAAACCCGTGCCAGTGCCAGTACAATGCCCAGCGTTTCCACTCCCTCCCTCAAACTTGATGCAAGACCCTCCTACGAAGTCACTATTGCAGATTGTGCCCAAACAACCCAGCAATTAGTAAGTTTGCAGGATTGGATCAAACAACAAAGTGAAGTTAAATGATGGAATATTCAAAAGACGGTCTCCAGTTAACTGAATGTTTTGAAGGGTGCAGGCTTGAGGCTTATCCTGATCCTGGTACTGGTGGCGATCCTTGGACGATTGGTTATGGGCACACAGGTAAAGACGTATTTGAAACACTTGTCATTACTCAAGAATACGCTGAAAAACTGCTCTTGGAGGACGTACAAAAAGCGGTTGATAACGTGAACGCTAAACTTAAAATTGAAGTCACACAGGACGAATTTGACGCACTGGTGGACTTTGCTTTTAATTGTGGTTGTCGCAATTTGGATAATTCAACTTTGCTCAAAAAGGTCAACGAAGGCGATCATGAAGGCGCAGCTGAAGAATTTTTGAAATGGGATAAGGCAGGTGGACACGTTATGGCAGGTCTTTTAAAAAGGAGACAAGCCGAAGCAGCATTATTTTTATCTGATTTAGCAAAATGAACGATCTAGCAGATGACGCTCATCAGGCTGAGGAAAGCCACAGGGAATCTTCACTTAATTTGGCTAGAAAACAAAAAGAAGTTAAATTTACTGGGTTTTGCCTCAATTGCAACAACAAGCTCATTGAAGGACGATTTTGCCCAGGCGGTGAGTGCCGAGAAGATTACGAACTGAACCTCAGAATCGGCAAAATCAAGGGTAAATAGCAAGCGCAATATCAAGAATCTTGATTAGATAATCTCTGGTTTCTTGATCTTTTTCAAAGGCATCAGCGTTTTTAGCGATGGTCTTTGAAATGTCTAAGTCTTTGATCAATTCTTTAAATTCACTATCAGTAATTTCACCATCATCATGCTGAGTTTTATACATCTCAGCGAGTGCTTTAAGTTCAACTGGATTCATTTTTTTGCCTTAAGTGTTTCTTGAAAGCGTTTCCCAAATACTTTTACAAAGCATTGCTCAAGCATTTTCATATCTTCAGAGGTCGAGTCTTTTTTAAGAAAATCAATGGCTTCTTGGATTTGTGGCCATTTGTGGTGGCTTGATTTATCTAAAAAATCCTGAATCCTATTAAGTGCGATTTCTTTGTTCATCTTGGCTTATTTCCAATTACTTTTTGAATGGTTTTGGCATTATTTTCAATCAGTGCTAATTTTGCTTTGCAATATACACGACTAGGGTTTTCACTAATATACAGTTCATTGACCAATTTTGACAGGTCTTGAACCAGATTAATTGTGGGTTGGTTATCGGGTTGAAACTCCACAAAATTAACCAAGCGCAAAGCGGTTAAATTCAGCGTTTGGCGGGATTCTTTAGAGCAGTCTAGTGTTTGTGCTTGGGTTCGCAAATCATTAATTAGAGCGTATTCTGATGAGTCATAGGAGGCCATATTGATCAGCGAACAACCAGACAGGATTAAGATAGGTAAATACTTAATCATCAAGCATGCCCACAATAAAAAGAATGAACATGAATACACCAGTAACTACACCTCCAGCAATCATCATAGAAACTGCAAAAATAACTGCGTCAATTAGTGCATCCATGTCGTTTTCTCCAAAGTTTAGAAGGGGATCGAATCGTCCATGTCATCAAAACCTGATCCAGAATTGGAAGGCTTTGTATTATTTTGGGTAGATTTATTGGTGTCGGTTTTTTCCCCTCCGAGCAAGCGGATCGTATCAGCCTTGATGTGGGTTGATCTTTTTTCGATACCATTTTTGTCGGTATATTTTTGGCTAACCACTGACCCCTGAATAAATACCATTTTCCCTGATTTTAGGTACTTTTCGCAAATCTCTGCAAGTTTCCCGAAAACGGTGACGTTATGCCATTCGGTTTT